TTTATGAGAAAATCTACTTTTGATAAATTATACGAAAACGTAATGTCTGACTCCATGGATATAGGGAGCGAAGACGCCGAAGCAATGGAACTCGACGCACTTGGTATCGAAGATGATATGGGTGGTGACGATATGGGTGGAGATGAAGATGTAGTTACAATTACACTTTCTAAAGATCTCGCTAAACAACTTCACGATGTACTAATGGGGGTAATCGGTGGTGATGAAACTGAAATGGAAGACATGGATGTTGAAGCTGATGACATGGGTGGTGATGAAGTAGATTTCGAAGGTAGCACTCCAGAAGAAGATGAAGAAGAAATGGGTCACACCCTTGTAAATGCTAAGAAGCCAAACATGGGTGAAAAAGGTAGTAACAAAGTTAACGCAAAACTTAAGCCAGTTAGCAAGACTGCTGACAGCAAGTATACCGACGAGGTAAATGGTGATGCAGGTGATCTTGGTCATGCTCTTGTAAATGCTAAGAAGCCAAACATGGGTGATAAAGGAAATAACAAGGTTAGTGGTCAATCAAAGACCGGTAAAGTTGGTGGAGATTTCTTCGCCTAATACAAAATAGAAGCTAATAATTAGGGAGCTCGGATGTTAATTCATCCGAGCTTTCCACTGTTTATATTAAATACTATTGTGATAAGTTTCAGTCAATTTTATGAAAACCTGATGTCTCTTACCCAATCTATGGTAAGACGAAATCCAAGACGCAATGCGTTTAATCCTAAAGTAGCAAAAGATCACAAATTAAGTGGTCAACGTAAAAATAATGACGTTGAGGCCATTGCAAAAAATATTGTGAGTGGTGCATTTTTACCACCAAATAAAGCTTTTCAGTTAGCTAATCAATATGGTATTGATTTACCTGAAGAGGGTGAGGAAAAACATATTAACTCAAACTCTAAACAAATTATAACAAAACGTGGAGGTAAGTTCTATCTAAAAAATGAGTGATTGTAGACCACTAAATTCATGTTCTATATTTGCTGGTCAAGCGAATTCAGGTTGTCAGATCTTTAACGCTGATAACTTTCAAGGTGAACAGTTAATATTCAATAACTCAATGAGTGAGTTGATTAATAATTTCGGAACTAACGTAAATTATTATGTTAACACATATAATGTATCTGCTACTGATAACTTTTATGGTGAAGATCCGACTAGAGCTTATTTACCACCACAACGTATAAGAATGTATGTTCAGGTATCTGATAATGCTATTACTTTAAGGAAATTTGGTTTTGTAAGTGAAGAAGAATTTACAGGTTTCGTGCATATCGACACGTTTACATCACTGTTTACACCATTATCATATAATACATTCGGACAAAGAGTAGAACCTAAATCTGGTGATGTTATTGAATTAGTTGATTACTATTGCAGACCAGGTGATAGGGGTCCAAGAATGTATGAAATCACTGAAAGGGTGGATGAAGATATACCATCTATTAATCCACTATATGGTTCCTATGTATATAGGTTAAAAGGTAAACGTTTCGAATACTCATTCGAGCCTGGATTAACTGGTGAATCAGGAAATAACCAAGTATATGATAATACATTCTCTGGTATTCTTACATCAGTAACCGATTACAATGTTTTAGGCCTCGATGATAGCTCTTCTATATTATACCTTGATGGTGATTTTGAACTAGTATTAGCAGAGTTTCAGGTACAACCTAATGCAAAATCATATCCTGGTGATGTAGATGAATTAAGTATTGAACAGGTGTTCAATCAGAATGTCAACAACACTGACATCTACGGATTGTATGGTTAAATCAAATTCTGGAGCTTAGCTTGCTTTTCAACTTGCTCTAATAATAGTGTCATACACTGAGCAAATTCTGTATCCGCTGAAGCTGTTGCAAATACATCTGAAATTATTAATGTTTTGCTGGAATCCAATGTATGTATTCCATTGTATGGTTTGAGTGTTGCAACAGCTGTTACTTTAGATTGTGGTGTACCGCTGATGACAATGTTTTGCACCCAAATTTTGTCAAAAGGTGCAGCTGATAAAGTGGTTGTATTGATGGTGTGCATAAAAATATTTATAGTAAAGCATTACCCCAACTTGCAGATGATGGTACCTGAGAAAAAACTTCACCTTTGAAGCGTGTTGTATATTTGCTTCCGTAAGTAAAGGTTCCATTATTAGTAAGAGTGGCTGCTGGTTTTGTAGTTATGAAAGCAGCTGCTGCAATTATTAAGTTGTTACTATTTGTAAATATATTATTATTTGTAAATACACCACCACTAACATTGAATGTACCATTGTTATTAAATACAGCGCTATTGGTATATGTACCATCTAAATTAGTAAAAGTATTTGCATTTATAGTATTATTGCTTCCATTTGTAAATATACCGCTATTCATAAATGTAGCATTGTTTGTAAAAGACACACCAGATGTAATCGTAACGGTACCAGTTGCACCGTTACTGAAAGAGCCACTATCGAAGTTATTAAATGTGCTATTAATTTCTATAACACTAGCATTGATACATGTACTGTAATTATTAAATGGACCGTTACTAGTAAAAGAACTATTGTTATTAAATACACCACCAGCACTATTGGTAAAATCACTAGTACTGGAAAATGAACTGTAATTATTAAAAACTGAACTATTAGTGAAAGTAGAATTAGATACTAACGTACCGTAATTGGTAAGAGTACCATTATTAGTGAATGTAGATGAATTGGTGAGACTAGCCTGCGATGAAATTGTTAATGAAGCTGCTATTGTAACGCTGCTATCTATTACACATTGCACATTATTAGTTTCATCACCAATTTGTAAAGATAATGTATTATTACTAAAATCAGGAACACCACCATATAAAGAGGTAAAGGATGGATCAGTAAACCAGTTATCTGCTTCAATTATACTAGTACCGTTTGCGTTATTAAAATATGCGTCCATAATTTTTAGATAATATATCCTGGTGCAAAGCTAATGACATCCCACTTGCTATCCAATGCATTGTATTTGGCAGCCATGATATCCATTCTGTTTGCAGAAATAGTCCAGTTGAGAGTTGTGATCGGGGTGCGGAAAGCTGATGCTAATGATACCCTTGCTATATTAGTTGTATATCTCAAATTCCACATGATAATTTGAGCATCGTAAGCGCTAATAGGTGCACCAATGGTTGCACTTAAGGAAATACCACTGAGAGCTACAACAAATTGATCAGCACTCAATGCATTACTACTAATAGTTCCGGTTGTTGAAAGTGTTGTTAACGTCTGTGTTGTGCGTTTATTTTTCCAAGATGCATCATTATCTGTGCTACTGTTTTTCACTAATACTTGATTAGTTGTACCTCCAGCTGGTAATGAACCACCAGAACCAGATGCACTTAATGCTGATAAACTAATAGTATTACCATTAGATATAGATAGTTGCGCATTACTTGAATTAAATGAGAGTGTTTGCAGCCAAGATGCACTAGTTGTATTAACTGTAGTATATACACCAAGACTTTTTTCAAAGTTTGTAACAGTTGTTCTACCGAAACCACTTGCACCGGATAATGAGTTATTAAATCTCACCAAAAGCTGGTCAGAACTACCTACTATATTTACAGATGATAAAGATGAAAAATTTACCGGAACAGACATATCTAAATTATTTAAGCTAAAAAGTAAATGTAGGATAGTTTATGTAATGAAGATTAAAGGATAAATATATTTGTGAGTTTACAACGTAAAAGTTTTACCAATCTAGTATCACCATCATCTAATTTCAAAGATGGTGTGTTTGTTATTAAGCAAAATAAAGTTGCATATGAACAAGGGTTTTCTCTCAATTATATAGATGGTCTAAGTGGTGTGAGTGATTCAAAAGTCAATAACTACAGCTTTTTATACCTTACTGATTTAAAACGTGATGATGAAATTTTTAACTTTAATGAATTAGTAGATACACAAGATGATTACATCACGTATATCAAATATAGAGATCCAAGTGCTGATTATTTCCTTTATTTTGATGATACCAATGCATATAGTGGTAGTAACTTTTCATTTTCATTTAAAACAAGTGCATCTCTTTTAGATATTTCAAGAACATATTTTGAAATTGAAACTATCGATCAAACATTATGTAGAATTAAAAGACGTGATGGTGATAATATTTTTTACCTAGTGTATGATAAATTTTCCCCATATTCTACAAAATTTTATTTTACCACTGCCTTTAGTACTAGTCCAAATATTACTAAAAATGATATTTTTAGCTATGTATTAGATAAGCAAGGGTATGCCGTATTTTTGAAGAGATTTGCTAGTGATACATACATACTAGCTGTTAATCCTAACACAATTACGTTTGAATTACAACCATACACATCAAACACCAACTATTTACTACCACAAACTTTGTTTGGTGTTGATCTAATTGATAACTTATTTACAACAAAGGTAAATACTAGTTGGGTTTCATATGATACATCCAATTTAAACAATAACCTAGTTAATAATACCAAAAGTGTTTATAACCTTAAAAATAATAACATTATTCATTTTGAATACAACAACATAACTGATGTTTATGAATTAGAATTTAATGATATCAAACTTAAAAATCAGGTTACAAATAAAAACGTATCAAAAAGAGGAAATGCTAATATTGTAACTTCAGAAAATCTACCTACACCGTTTTTTAGGGAGTATTCTGAGCTAGTTACAGGTAATAATGAGGAAATCGGGTATGATGATATTGGTGCAAGCTATGTATTTTACAATCAAGATTATTTGATCACACCAGGTAGTACTATTTTTAGTACACCTTCATCAATTTTTCCATACACCCAGCTAAACATTAATGATACATCATTTGTCAGAGATGGAGCTCTTGCTGGGTTATCACCTAGTACCAGTGATAGAATTTTTAAAAATATAGAAACTAATGATTCGTTACAAGGTAACTATCTCACAACATGGTTATCTGGTAGTAATATTGGTTATGGTCAGTGGTTAGACAGGTATTATTTCCCTAATATAGTTTCAAAGCAAACAGCTTTGAGTTCTTTATCTGTGTTCTCACCTACCTTTGAAAATCCAGCGAGTCAAACTGCATATTCTAATGCATCACTTATCGGACCACAACCATACTACGATGTTATTAGTAATTTTACAATTTTACCTAATGAGGAATATACGTATGTTAGACCTACAACGCAAGATGCATCTAACTTTGTTAAAACCTATAATGGTATTGTGCAGTATGATTTCAGTAGTTATATAAATTCTACAGGTAATACTATTTCAGTAAGTGCTACAGAGCTTCAATTTTCAGGAGATAAAGTTGTTTCAATTCCTGTAAGTAATGTCAATTCTTCTGGCACATTTTCAGTATTCTTTGAAATTGAAGGTAATTGGAAGCAGAAAACAAGTTACATTTTTGGTAGTTTGGTAAATACTGGATTTGCTGTTTATAATGATGAAAGAATAACTTCATTTATATACACTACTAGTGGTAACAATCTAAACACTTTAAACGTTGATGGTACGTTAATTTATTCACTATCATTCCCTACGCAAGTACTTGATGTTATTTGTGAAAATCAATTAGAAGACTATTTTGTAACAACTCTAAACAATTCGGTGTATAGAGTTGGTAGTGATGGTGCTATAAAAGATCAATACTCTTTAAACACAGCAAATGCACCACTTACAGGTGGATTTACATCATATATTAACTACACTAAAATTGATAATATTCTATATTTTTTAATTACTGATAATGGAGTTTATACAGCAATTAATTTAGATAATGGTTCAACATCTCAATCAACAGTAACACCTTTTATAAGTGGTGATAATCTTTTTAGATCACTTTATGTACATAATAATACCGTTTATGGTTTTCCAGGTGAGCAAATTCTTCTAGATAACACAACACTATACAATTTAGTATATGGTAAAAAAATTGAATCATATAACCTTGATGTAACAGGTACCAAAAACCTATTTACAGTAAGTAATACTTCAATACAGGATTTTACTATAGATGATAATGGAGTTATATATGTATTGCATAGTAACAATAAACTAACAAAAATCGATAGTAATAGAAAGTTTTTATCTACTGAAACTTTCTTACCAGGTGTAACTGGTCATAAAATTGATTTTGCATCTTATTATGCTGATTCTAGAGTATTTTACCCTATAATTGTTTATACAGATAGTGCTAAAAATGGATACATTCTTAACTATTCACCAACACTATCAACAACACCAATACCCGTATCATATCTTAATAACCTAAATGATATATTTGATTTTAGTGTATATACAGCTCAGACTGTTGATAGTATTCCAACATTGGAAGAGTTAATAAGTGGTAATTATACACCACCACCTCAAGAATCTGAAACACCCGATGAACAGGCTTTAATACAAGACGCTGCTGATAATTTATTCAGCCAATATCTATCTGTTGTTAAAAAACAAAGATTGACAAATTATAATCATTATAATGATAATCTATCTTACAATAATCTTAATTTCGTGTTAAAATTGGGTAATATTTATAACCCATTAGATCTTTCTAATATTTCATTTTCAATACCACTTGAAAATCTATCCGATTTTAGAAACGCATTTTTAATAATGTATGACGATAAAGAAGGATTGTATTCGATTTATATAAACTCAGTAAAGGTGTTCTCACAAACTGTCGATAAAAGTAAATATACATTTAATACTTTACTTAATAATGACCTCATTTTAGGTTCACTTGGATTCTATAATAATCTTATACTTTCACAATTCGTAAGAAAGCCAGGATTTTTATATGGATTTAATTACAGTGTTAATAATTTTAGATTTTACAGTTCAAGATTAAATGATGAACAAATTAATGGTGTATTTTTAGAAGCATCTGGTATGCAACCAACATATATAACAATACCATGTGGTCAGCGTTCTAACACCGAAACAATGCAGTCTATCTTTAAGCTTACACAACCATACAATAAGAGTAATACAATTAATCTCAACATTAAAAATACAGGTATTACAAATACAACACTCCAGACAGAAATCACCGCAGCGATTATACAGCAAATCGGTGATATACTTCCAGGAGATGTTAATATCAAAACAGTGAATTTTATTAACTATTAATATGTTAGATACATACACCAAACGTTTTTCATATACAACTGGAAATGCTTTCACTCTTACAGGTGGTGATTTTACTGGTTATTTTAATGTTTTGAGTGGTATACCTTATGTAGGGTTAACACAAACCACATCGCTATGTGGTAAAAATAATTTTTTAGCTGATACCTTTTTAGGTAGTTATCTATTTGATAGAGATTTAGGTGAGATTCCAAGTTTACCTAATGCATTAAATGAGGTTATATTTTACCCTAATGAATATATCACTGCTGATAATATTAATTCCAAACTTAATAAGTTAAATAACAATAATATTTACCTATATACTAGAAGTTTTATTTTTGATACAGATACACCTTCAAAAGTAACAGGTACTATAGCACTTACTAGTGAGGATGCAAATTTATCATACTATAGTAGTTTTGTAAATCTTAGTACTTTCGATTTTAATTCAATATTTGCTTCTAACCCGTTTAGCTTAGATAGTGTGGTGGATGTTGAAACGTTAGTAGATGCAGATGGTGATAAATTCATTATTTTTACACCCACATCTACAC